TATCTATACACGAATCTGCAACCTCTCAACCACTAAACAAATAATTGAAATATTTTTTTAGCATCTCTTTTGTTTTAGAATTTAAAATGGTTATCTAATTTTCTTCTGTAATAAAGTTTTTATTAATTTCAATATCTTTTTCAAGGCATAGGAGATTGCATCGAACTCCTCAACATCTTTCCCAGTCCTTATCGCAGCAATATTACTTACGATACTATATGCCTCTGCTAATGCTAATAATCCTGCGGAGAATGGTGCAATCCACATAGTTTCTACACCCGCAGCTTTCCCCATAACTCATAAAGTTAGTGGGATTATTAAGATAGAAAGTTTTGCTAATATTCCTGTTCTTGCTCTGCTAGAGGTAATAGATTTCCCTCAATACAATGAATAACTTTTAATAATTCCTAGAAAGAAATCAGCCATAATAAGTACCGCTAGTATAGCAAATGCCTCTATGTTCCAATTACAGTAAGTAAAGAACGCTATCACCGCTGGGTACATACTCAACTTAACCCAACTTCCAAAACTCCAATCTACAACCATCTTGTTTTTCATTTTAAAGAATTAAAGTATTCATTTTTTATGGGTGATGTTTGCAATCCTATCTCCTGTGTCATAATCTAGCACAATATAACTACAAGTTTTATTAGCATTATCTGTTGATGGGTTAGTTCCTATACCACCACTTACATCAACAAGAGTCCATTCATATCAGAACGCTCCACCTTTAATATAAAGTGTAAACTTACCAGAGAAATCTCTAGTTATTTTTAATCTATATCGTGTATTTATTTTAAGATAATTGTCCGCCGAAGCCAGTAATGTTCCACCATCTTTTAAAATCCTTATAACTTCTGAGTTATCAAAAGATATAGCGTATGTATTTAATACACTTGGTCGTAAAGAGTCGTTAGCTATAAATATAGTATATTGAACAGCATTTCCTCAAACCTTATTTAAATCAAACTCCCAAGTCCCGTATGCTTCATCGTTTTGGAATCCTATTGCTCCTGCTGCTGTACATTGTAAGTATTTTGTTCCTTTTGTTAAATGTGTTAATACTCCATCGTTAGTAGTTAGTTCTTCTGTTTTATAAACTCCTGTTCCAACAGTCCATCCTAGTGGTAGTTTGTTTTGTCCGTCTGCAGGATTCCCTTGGAAATCTTCTTTGATATATGTGTCTTGTATCAATTTACTAGTATGATAACCTTCTCAATGGTATGTTCAATGTAAATTATTACTTGAACTATCATAAGCTACACTTCATTCTTTTTCATCTAACTTATACCAAAAATAACTAACACCAGCTTTAGTAAATTTAACATCTGAGATGATACCCTTATGAAAATCACCAGTTGCATTCAATTTTCCAAAACGTTCTATAGTAAAATTCTTTTGTGAAATTGTAGAAATGTCTTCTGTGTATTCTACACCATCTATAATCATATACATTTCGTTAGTAGATGAACGAACACCTACTTTAAATTTTGTCGGCACATCGTAAGGAGTATCTTTAATTATAGTTTTAGTGACAGAACCATCTCAATATTTAAAATAACAATCTCTATTATAATATCCTATATAAAATCAATCATTACCACCTATGTATGCGTCAATCACTATTGAATAACTTGTTGTTTCTAAAGAAGCAATATATTCAAACTCCCAATCTCCTGTTCCTGAAGTAATACCAGCAGGCAAATCAACGAAATTGCGTACACCATCCCCTTTAAAAACTGTCTTGAATTCTCCTATCTGTCTCTTAGGAGGACATATATAACTCCTATGTAAATATTCATTATATTTATTTGCTCTTTCTAAAGTTGTGAAACTGTGGTCGTATATTTCTCGGTTGAGAAAACCACCAGTAAAATAAGCAGCACTTCCTTCACGTTTACCTATATAAACATCTCCTCCATTAATTAACGCTAATGATGACTGTTCTCTACCAATATAAGTCGTTACTTGAATACCATTTAACAAACAATCATATGCACTACCATTCCAAATCATAATTATCTGATTATATCCTGCAGGTATATTATCTTTTATATATAAGGATTTACTACCACCAATAGTATCATACATTATAAAAGTTTCATCTGTCATAACACCACTGAATTCTCCTATTGCTATAAAACCTGTACTTGTCAAACTTCCTAATACCACCGCAGCCATACCAGCTACTATTTTATTTTCTAACCAAAACTCCATAACTATAGTTTTATAATCTCCGGCTACTGTTCCTGAATAAACATAATTAGCTCAAGCACAATCTAAAGAAAAACCTTTCCCTAATTGCTTCATAGCATTAGTTCCTGATTTGGTAATTGTAGAACCAAACTTATCTAGGAAAGTCCCTTTATGTAATGGTAGTCAAAATAGTTGCATCGTTTATATATTATTTATAAAATAATGTTTAGTTGAATGATAATCTCTAGCGACTTCTTCTGCACTCCAAGCTTTATTGTTAATATTTACATTTCCTAAAAGTCCTAAATAATCAGAAGAATCATTAGCTCTTACACCAATAGTTAGATTTACAGTATCGTTATCAATAACTCCCCCATTACCAGAACCTCCTGTACTAGGCTCTAACTTACCATCTACATATACTAATAAATCAGTACCATTATTTATGCCAATAATTCTATGCCATTGATTATCATTGAAAGTAGCAGCAGTTGTAGATGCTTGTTTGGCAGCACCAGAAATAAAAATTAACATATAAATGCTTCCGCCTGAAGTATATAAACCATAATCTCTATTTGTATTATCATCTTTAGCTATTATAAATTGTGTTCCAGAACCATTAAATTTAACCCAAGCAGATAATGTTATGCTTCCTGTAATTTGTAAAGAAGCAGGATTTCCACAATCTAATTTACTCGTACCTCCATCAAAACTCATTACATATCCAGGAGTGTCTCTTACTATGTCAACTGCTGTATTGGTTATTGTGTTCCCCCATCTATCTACAATACTTCCTAGTCTAGGGTCTATATCAAGAACAGTACCCTCTATACTAGGTGGTACATATAACCTATCGTTTGCTAAAGCAAGAGCTTCTTCTGCTGTTGAATCATTTTCATAAATATCTATCAAATTTATATCACCAGTGGAATAAACTGTTGAGTATAAACCTAAAGTAAATTTTTCAGTTGTGAAAGTAGGGCATGAAGCAGGAATATTTGCTGTAAAAGTTAATGTTTGTAAAACACCACCAACATACACTTTCATTTTACCAGCATTACCAGTCCCACCACCATCATAAACAAAAACAATATCATAAGTTCCACTTGATAAACTTACTTTTCCAAATGAACCTGTTGCATTACAAACAATAAAATATAAATAATTATCTGCAAGTTTTACAAAGACAACTCTATTAGTACCATCTGTATATTGTTGTAAACTCAACGTCACGCCATCTACAACAGTCCATTTTACCCTTACGGTGAATTTTGTTCTTCCACTAAAATCTATCTTGTTTCTAGGATATTCTATTTTATCAGTATTGGCAGCTAAGAAACTCATTACCCCATTACTTAGAGTAGGATTACCGATAATAGTCCCTCAATTTTTTACTATATCAGAATAGCTATTAAAGGTTTCCCTAAAAATCAATCTTCTATCTAGTGATACTAAACTTTCTTTTGCCATTATTAAATTCGATTAGGCTGTAAAACTTTTCACAAACTCTGTTCGTGTCTTTCAATCCATTACTTCGTCTAAAATGTCTTCAACTTCCCAGTCCTCACAGCTCAAAGAATCTATGAGAGCGGTTTTAGATGCTACTTTGAAGTATCATACCTTCTGCGTTATTTCCCCTGTTTCTAGGTCAATCACTTGCGGTGTCACCACATAACTTCAATTCATTTTATTTCTTATTTCTGATACAACAACATCTATCTGTTTTCCCAGTCCTAACCTCACTTCTTCAATTTCATCTACATTATAGTGTTCATTTGTTGCAATAGGTCAAAAAATAAATCACTCCATAATCTCTTTAGAGGTTATCTCTCCCCATTTCTCTTTAAAAATTTTTTTGATTTCTAATTGTTTTGCTTCGTTCATTGTTATAAATAATTATAAGTTAAAAGTTTACATTCTATGTAGGTTCAAATCTAGTGACCTCATTGTCATATCCGCTGTACCTGTTGTATTTTGTAGTCTTCTTTACGACAAATTCGTGAACAAAAACGCTTACTTTTACTATGCACTGGAGATACTCTCATTTCTTTTTCACATATCTCACAATTCCTTATAATCATATTTTATAGTTATATATAAATATATTGTTTATAATGATTAGTGGCTTTAATGCAAGTTAGTAACTACAAAGCCTTGCGTCTCTCTTTTATAATCAGCGTATTACTTGCCCCGTCATTAACCATTTTATATCTATAATGTCTTCGGTTAGCATCATCAGCACTACATGCGAATGTTATTGTATCATTCGTAACAGTCACACTTGAAGCTGCTGCAGCTACTCCTGTTATATTATTAAAGAAATCTATTTGAATCCAATCAGCGTTTGTTGTATCTTCATCATTTGTTACTTCTAATGTCAATGTCATAGTTCAATCAGCGTCAATCATTTTTCCAGAGAAAGACAAATCTTTATATCAATCCATGCTAGCACCTAATGCACTTGGATAATAATTAGTATCTGCTGCAACATTAGTTGTATCAGCTATTGATTGAGAACTATAATGTTTATCAATCCCAGATTGTTCTGTAATTTTTAAAACATCAAGAGTACTATCATATGCTTTATCAAACATATTCAAACAAACATCGTAAGTGTCACCGCTGGTAAATGGTGTCCCTGCTCCAGTAATAGTAATCACATTTGAAGATACACTCATTGTCACCCCATTAGCACCATTCACATATCTTGTCGCAGTTGTACCTGCTGTGTCTGTCACTAGAATAGAAGATAACATATTATTTGTTATCGTTCAAGGAGCTCCCGCTATTGTAATACTTGTAGTAGAAGTATATGTTGCTATAAAATCATCTCTCGCACTTGAATGTGTATAAGGTGGAATAGGCACAGTTCATTCCAAACCGTCTACCGCTTCACCTATATATCTTAACTGTCCGTGTATGTTTCAATCTACATCACTCGCCTCGCCTATTGCCCCAAACTGGGTATCATCTGTTGCTATAGTAATCGGATTTGATTGAGCCATTACCGCTGTCCCTGGTATTGATTGCCTAGAAACATTAGTATATATTCTGAATGTATCACTAGCCCCGAATGTTGCACCAGTCACAGTCAAAACATTTGCTGCTAAAGTCATAAGTGCATCGTCCCTTGTATATGTTGCAACTACTGTACCACCAGTATTAATTTGTTGCACTACTTCAATATCTGCTATTGCTATTGTTGAATGGAATGTAGGTCAAGCACCAATAGTAATTGTAGCACCTCATAAATAAGCGGAAGTGAAATCTCCACCCGCACTTTTACCTATCAATGTACCGCCTGCAATATTTGTAGCATCTACATTTATATCTCCACTAATCGAAACTACTAAATCTCTTGGAATATTTGTGTAAACCACAAATGTATCTGTTCCCCCAAAACTTGCACCAGTCACAGTAATCACATTAGTAATGACACTTATAGTGACATCATCTCTTGAATAAGTATTTGCTACCGCTCACGCTGCAGTAAATTGCACTATCGCCTGTATATCTTCTGCGATAAGGCTTGCGTGTGAAGTTGGTAATCCTGCTACTGTGATTTGTGTTGCCGCTGTATAAGCAGTAGTGAAATCACCTCAACTTGTTTTTCCTACTAACCCAGTAGTTGACATAGAAATATTATCTACATTTATTTCTCCTCAATCTAAAGTAGCCAATACTCTTAGACGACCATTAAGGTCTAATTGAAATGGAGAATATTGTCAATCAGCTGTTCCTGTCAACAATCCTGCCGCTGTCGCTACAACTCCTCATCCACTTATTTGTTCTCACGCTTTGTAAACCGCTCACGATACATTAATACTAGACATTTTTAAAATAATTTAATAGTTAAAAGTTTATTTTATGTTTGGTTTATCCTTGATACATTACTCTAACACTTGCATTCCCTGTTGAATTAACTGTTGCATTTCCTCTTATGTACATTCATCTAGGCATATTATATGAAACATTTTTAACCGCTTCCGATGTACTTTCTCATTGAGTTTGTGAAGCGACTGTTGTTCGCGTGCTTCAATCATAACTTACCTCAAAAGAAGCTGTTGCGTGTGTTCACCCTGTCCCTATTGTTCCTGCCGCTCACATCCTTATCGATACTATTTGCTCTCTAAGTATTTGTATTGTTGTTCCGTATGTTGTTCCAGCTGCACCTCTACTTGCTACATCTTCTATTCGAGAGTGTAAATAAACTTCTGTGTCTAATAATAATTCGTTTACATATTCACAATACCCTATATGTACTAATTCAGTTCAAGGAGTTGTTCCTAATACTCAAGGTGTATCAGTTAAATACATCGATTCTCCTTGTGCAACAGTCAAAGTTTTTGTAAATCATCTGTTATCATAAGTTGGTATGCTACCTATTGCAAAAGTGTCATTTATTATTCTTTGTGTTTGAGGAAGTGTATAATCATAAGTTGCATCTGCTTTAGCATAGACATAATCATATAATCAATCTGCATCGTAGTATGTTGTATATAGAGTATTACCACCCGCACTTCGTCAAGCATTTTCTAATAAATTTATTCTAGTGTTAGTAAGATTTGTATATTGTCCTATCTTATAATAATTTACTGCATTAACTGTTTCAGCTCAATATGTTCCTGCAAACAATACTACTCGATATACTGTTCATTTAGCAGGAGTAAATGCTCCAGCAAATGTCACTACTTCATCTGCTAATGCTGCCCCTAAATCTCCAACAGCAATGGTAGCATAAGCATTTGCATCTGCTAGTGTACCACTAGGTTCACCGGCATTATCTGTCTCTATTCTTATTCATAAATTAACGCTAGGAGCTGTGACTTTCATCAACGACATCTTCATAGTAGTCATCGATACCCCATTTCAATATACCCTAAAAGCATACCTTGTGTTTGCTGCCGCATCTCCAATTTCTTGCTCTGTTGTAGCCAAAGCAAAAGTTGTAGGTGGTTCTAGAAAAATACACATTCACGCTGTTAGTGCTTCCGCAGTGATAAAATCACGATTTGCTAGTCAATATGATTTGCTATTTTTATAAGTCACTCTCCTATTTGCAAAACTATTCTCACTATCTGCAATAATTATTTCGTCATCATCTAACATATATTCTTTCTCTGTCTGTCAATGGACATCAATATTTGCTATGGTAGCCACTTGGCTATCCATCTGGAAATTTGTTCAATCATAACTTACAGTCACTATTTGGTTTGCTTCTATATCTCAATCAGCCAAATCTATATCGTGTCCTTTTTTTATAGTGATAGCACCTTTACTACATATATTCAATGTTGCAGCCCCAGTGTTCGCTACATCAGCCATAAATTTAAAACATTGTCATACTGCATAGGCACTTATAGCAGGTGTTGTTGTTATTGCATAAGCATCTGTACCAGTAGAACTTGATTGATAAACATAAGTACCATTCTGTATATCTTCTATATTTGCTTTGTTTGCCTCTAATCTAACTAACTCATCATTCAAATCATCTAGTATTCCTGCTCCTACATACAAACTTATGTAATCTCAATCCACAAAAGAAAATGCTGTATTTACTCTTGTCTTAGGACTGGCGGTGTCATCACCCACACAATAACCTGCACTTCTAGTAATAGTAAAAACATCTGCGGCTCTATTAGTCACATTTACAACTTCTCTTTTTGTCACCTCTCAATTCACATAACGCTCTAGAAATAAGAGATAAGGGTAGACAGAAGGGAATAATGCACCCTCTCCAGTTGTGCATATTAGAGAAAGTCACGAAGCACCTAATGTACCTACTACCGCACTTCTTGCGTTGTTGTATGCTTGATAGTCTTTTAATGCCATAATAAATATAAATTATAAATCTAAAATTAGTATAACCATTTTTGAAATAATGCAATATCTATCCTATAACTTCGTCCCCAAATGTGACTAATTTATCTAAACTCAATATCATATTGTCTATTTTATAATTAGTTTTCAATACTTGTATATTATCTATCGTATAATCTATATTCATAACCTTGATTGTATCGCCTGGTTTAATTGTTTCTATATCATATTTACTATTAACCACTATACTTATATCACTCTTAGCATCTTTATTCTCTGCTAGATAACTATTTCAAAGTGCGTCTCTTGCTGCACTGTCCGCTGCTTCTGTGGCAGAACCTGTTTTCTCTCTTCGTCAATACAATCAAACACTAGTCATATCAGCATATTGCCCAGTAGCACCTCAACTCCAACTTAGATAATATTTGTTTACCATAGTTTCTAAATCTTCTTTCAGAATAATTTTCTCTACATTCTTTTGCATTGTTAAAGAATGTGTTGCGGTTGCAGGCTTAGCTTTAAACCAAAACTCTCCATCAGCATCAATATACCGCCAGTAGTCTGTGGTGTCTACCGCCTTTTTTATAACAGAAAAACAAGATTGATAACTATAAGAAAGATTTACGCTAGTTCAGTAAGTATCTATGTGTCATCAAGCATAAGAGATAAGTGTTCAAGAGTACATAGTATTAAAGAAATCAATAGCCGCTTTTATTATATTGGCAGGGTCATCATTAATTGTAGGATTATAAACTCCAGTATAATAAAAAAGGACATCATTAAGTAGTCAACCTATTCACAAACAAACAAGTTCTATATATTCAGAACTGGTGTCTTGAACTCTTCAAATCTTACTAACAAATCCATAATATATTTTTCTTCCACTCTTTTCGTTTTCATCATATTCCCAAATCCTTATTAAATCTCCAACTAAATAATCCGTAGTGTTGAATGCTGCATCTAATTTTATAACTAATTGTCATTGTCCTCAATTCATTGTTTGACTAAAAGAAATTTCTGACATCACTATATTAGGAGCAATAGTATGTTTAAGGACTCAACCAAATGTATAAGTTTTAATCTCAAATCTTTTAAGCATTATCTAAATTTTTCATAATAAATTACCGCTATATCACAAACATATGAACCTGCCCCAAAATCAAAAGTTATAGGGTTCGCTCATACTTCCAGTAGTGGGAATGTTCCTGTATAATCTATCGCAGTTGCATTATAAGTCACCTCTTTATTTTCTCAATCAATTATAAGTATTCATCAAGTGGCTATTGTTTGAGTTATAGTTATTGTGTACCCTCACATAGTTATAGCCAATGTTCCTAATGCACCAACAGTCCCAAAGATAAAATAGAATTTAGGGTATACTCCTACATTACCGTCATTACTTATTTCCTCATTTAAATCTGCCGCTATTGCTAGATATGATTTACTTGTAGCTGTTTTTTCCGACCAATGCGGGTCCATTGTAGAGAAAGTTATTTGTACATCTTGCACAAAATTAATCATATGGTATTTACGATTAAATTTGAGGTTCGTTATACTGGCGGTCACCCTGCGTGTTTCTCAATCCAAATATACTTCGAATCGTCATTCTGTTTCTCTGGTATTCTTTTTGAAAGTATCTATCAAAGTATTCAAGAGTGCAGGTGTTGTTGCACTTAATGATATATCTAAAACAATTTGTTTCTTCCTATAATAATGTCATAATACCCCACCTCAATCCAATCTAGGAGTATTGTAAGTATCTAAATCTATGCTTCATAAGTCGTCGTGATTACTATTTTTAACCCTTACGCTTCAATCAGAATTATGTAATGAATATCAATTGAACACAAAAATACTTGGAGTTCCTGCATCGTATGGCACAGCTCAACCTCAAAATAGTATTCATCAAAACAATCCTCATCAAAACATATAGTTTTATTTTATATTATAAAGTCTATCTAATTCTATCTGTCTAGCTAACTCCGCAGCAATCAATCATATATCTGCTTCCTCTCTTACTACCAAACTGGCAACACTTATACTTACTCAATTATTGTTAGTCGTTTCATTATTAGGCACAATAGTTCAAGAACTATTAGGCACAAATAATTCAGGTCACCTCTCTCCAACAAGATATGTACTACCTCTCGATACAGGTCAACCATCTGCCCTCGCTCAACTCACTCCTCATCAACTACTACCGCCTCATTTTGATAGTGAAGCTCTTGCCTTTGCTAATGTGCGTGCTAACGCTATTTGTGCATTATACCAATCAACTTGCACTTTTTGGTCATTTGCTAATTGCAGCATCCAAGCCTTTTCTAAAGCCTGTTTAGAGGACATAAGTTCTTGTAATTTATCCGCCTCGGTATTAAGTGCTTCAATTTTTGCATTAAGTTCATCTTCTATTGCAAGTCTTTTTTCTGCATAATCTTCTCTAATTTTTTCTATTCCTGTAAGAGCGTTATATCTTTCTTGCTCTGCTATCTGTTCTTCTAATAACGCTGATTGTTCTTCACTTAATCATCTGAAAGCAATCGCTATTTCTTCTTGTAGATGTTTTTGTTCTTGTAATAGCTTTATCTTATCATCGTCTGAAGTACCAGTATCTCATAACTGTTCTTTTATTTTCGCCATCTCTGCTTGTGCTTCTATATATCTTTTTGCCACATCTTCTGTTTCTGATACTCATAAATTATTTAGTGCTGTTTGTAAATCAACCACCTCTTGTTGTAATTCTAACATATTTTTTACAACATTTTCTACATCTGTACCAAAATCTTTGAAAGTTGTTTCTGTTGCTTTTTCAATATTACCAGTAGCAGTCACCACATCTTCTGCCGCCTCGCTTATTCAATCATATGCTTCAACTCAAGCAACTCATAAATTTTTTAATGTTAGTTCTGCTTCTGCTACCTGCATTCAATAACCTCACATCTCTGCTGTGACTTCTCATAATTTTTGTTTTATTTGTGCATACGCTACATTCATTATTTGTCATTGTCATTGTACATCTCCTCATAATTCTAATGTTTTTTCATCAACCTTTTGTAATTCTTCATATTCAGCTTGTAAAGATTTTAGTTTCTCTATTCTATTTCTAATAACAACTTTAGTATTTTGAATTATAGCTCTGGTTTCTGTGACTATAGTATTTGTCGCTTCACCAGTAGCTTTATTATAAGCAATTTCAGTTATTATTCCTCGCTCTTTTTGATTTTTTAAATTCTTGGTAGCAAGTTCACTTTTCTCCAACGCACTTTTATGAACACTTAATTCTCAATTAAGTTCCACATATTCTTTATCAATTTTTTTAACTTCTTGGTGTAAAGCGTTTCCTCATCAAGTAAGTTTCTCGATAACAGAAGCAACTTTTAATCATATTTCTACTAATCTTTCAAAAGCAGGTAATAATGCAACCGCTAATCTTTCTTTAAGTTCCTGCATACTAGCACTTAATTCAGCTTGTCTCCTCGCTGCACTTCACGCTCAATCTGCATACGCTGCCTGTGCATCCGTAGATTTATCAAAAATTTGTTGTTGTATATCCATAGCCCTAGCTTGCTCCAAAGTCACTCCTGTGGTTTCCATTATTTGTTTTATTCTAGCATTGAATAATGGAGAACTTTGGTCTATTTTAATACCCATCTGTTTCAATTGTTCTGTTTCACCTAACATTGCTTTAGCCATAATTTCACTAGCTTCTGCTGCTGTATATTTTCCTGCACTCCATTCAGATAATGCACCTGCAAGTTTAGTAGTTTCAGTAGCCATCTTTACAGCTTCCTCTCTAGTAAATTTCATAGGTACTAATAAATCTGCCATATTAGTCGTCGCAGTCACAAATTGCATATTAGTCATACCCATACTTCTCGCTACATCTTGTGCAGTAGCTTCCACATCTCCTCTAAACTTTCATAATACTACATCAGCCTTTTTTCACATCAAATCTAAATTAGTACCTACTGATAACATCTCTTTTCAAAAATTGACTACTGCTTTCACTGCGAAAACTGCAATCAATTGTCCTTTAAGTTTATCAAAAGATTTTCACATACTATTATTTGCTTTTTTTACACTAGCTCCTGCTGAATTGGATTTTTTTTTCATTTTATTTAATTCTGCATTAACTTTTTTTAATGCTTTACTTATGTTGTCTTGTGCTGTTAGTATCAGCTCTATGTTGTAATCAGTTGAGGCCAAATTATTTCTTTTTATGAGATGAAGCTGCTCTCTGTTTTTCTCTTTCCATTTCTATCAAATTCTCTTTTCTTTCTTGCATAATCATATTGTAATGCAAAGATAATATATGTTCGTCTTGGAGTTCCAATTCGCTAGGACTGCAATGATATAACTCTTTTATCAAAATATAATCCCTATGATATTTACTGACTCAACTTCAAGTCCTCAAAGTTTTTATAAATCAATTAATTATATCATTGCCTATTTGGGGTTTTTGATTGCCAAGATAGCTTCCAAAATTTTATCGTAGTCCTGTATAGGCATATCATCTATTTCTTTCTCTGAAAATCCTGCCATTTCTTTAACCAAAAAATCATTCGCTAGTTGGAAGTTGGTGGGATTTATTTTAAAATCTTCCCCATCTGTTCACGAATTTTTAAATAGTATCTCATTGTATTGTTTATCTATACCTCTCGTATAGACTTTTTTGATTGTGATTTCTTTTCAGTTAATTTGCATTTTTTCTCTTGTTTAAAAGTTAAAAGTGAATACTCCTGTTTATTAATCAGGGTCACAAAGGAGAACAAGAGCGGAAAACCTAAGCAACCCATCAATATTTTTATACTGCAATTACTCTGTATATAACAGTCAATGCCAATGGGCTGTTTCCAGTAGCAGGGTCTCCAGTCTTTGTGATTGCTGTTATTCCTTTGTTGATTGTCAATGCGGTGTCAAGACCTGCTCCAAGACCTGGAGTTCTGTAAACAGCATCTGCTGTTAGTAATAAGATTGCATCTAATGAATCCATCAAAGCTTCTGCACCTGTTCCGTCTGCAACCGCTGAACCATCATATCTAATTTCCATATCAGTATTAGTTGCATATGCTGCTGAATTATAATCCAAAGATGAAATAACTTCTTGAACTACAATCGCATACCCTGCTCACGGTGCTGCCACCAATTGAATAGGAGTTGTATTTGAAGCAAGAATTTCTGCAGTTGTAAGAGTTCTTCTAGTCACTCTCAAATCATCTGCGTAAAATTGTTGTATGAAATCTCCACTCTGGTTCATCAAAGCCCTACCTTTGTCGTCATCTACAGAAACAATTTGTCCTGGAAGAACAGTAATCGCTGCACCTGTTTGGCTTACTTCTACCCCTGTTTTTGAACTTGTTGAATTGTTTTTAATTAACATTTTAATAAATATTTATATAATAAAAGGTTTATAAACTTCTAGTACCCTGTTGAATTTACATTCAGTAAAAGAATTTCTATTTGAAATAGATTA